CTTCCGCCTGCGCGGTTTCTGGGTTAATGGGTTTATCTTCTTCGGCTTTTCGGGCTTCTCTTCGGGTTCGTCGGCCTCTGCTCTCTCCCCTTGTTTCTGAATTTGCCGGATCCTGTTCTTCAGGTTCGGTCTCATGATCGCTAGCGCCGCTATTGGATACACATTGAGGTCAACCGCCTCGTTCCGGCCGGTCTTCACATACCGCCGAATACCCTTTTTATCAATGACGACCTTCTCATTTCTGAGTTGCCGGAAATACTCGGCATCATACCCGAAGACCTCAGTATCATTGCCCTGCTTGTCAACCCCCTTTGGAAAGTGGATGTACCCGGGACCGGAGTCTTCCATCTGTAATCGTGTATAAAAGGTATCTTTCGCATCATTAACACCGATATGAAAGAGCCTTATTTTTAGGATTTTATTCGTTTTTCCGCGTGTAACAAGGGGTGCATCGTGCTGATTGGCCCCTTTTATGGCATAAATACGCTTGGTTTGCCGGGGTCGCACGAAATGATACACAGCATCGGTAAAAGCGCCTGAATCGACCAGTGTAATATTGATCTGCATCCTGGCACCGGCCTCATGTACCCATGTGCGGGAAAGGTACTCATCAAGATCCCGCCAGCACTGATCGCCCTTCAGTGCCGGACTTCCGTAAATAATATGATGTTCTATTTTCCAGCTTTCGTCGTCCACACCCCAGGCCGTGACTTCTGCCTCAAGGCGATCTTTTTGCACATCAACGATCCCGGTCAGAAATCCAGCCTCCATCGGGATTTTCGGGCCGTACAATTCACGCCGTTCGTATATATCGACCTCACCGGCAGCATCCTCGCCGTCATCCCAGGTAAGCGCCAGCCTCGTATTGACCCACCGCTTCATGGGCCCGAGATTGCCCTTCCGCTGCGCCTTCCGCGCCTTCAGGAAGTCAATGACGATCTTCCGCCAGGACAGCCACCCCAGGGGACTATAAAGCGAAGAAAGGTGATACCCGCGTCGTTCATGTCCCTCATTATGGGGTATCCACTTCCCGTTCTCGAGCATATACGTCTTCTGGTATTCTCTGATTTCAAGGCGGCAGTGTTCACACTCATAAGTGACTTCGGACTGCAACTGGTAGGAATCTGTTTTGTACTGGAACTTGATCTGCTCCCACTTCAGGACTTGCTTAATGCCGCAATGAGGACAGGGAACGTAATAATATCGCTGGTCTGAGTCGTCGAATTCACGCTTGATAACGGACGTCAGGGTCTTTTTCGGGGAACTCAGTTTATAGAACTTCGATCTTACACCGAATGCGTCGGACCTATTTTCACCAAGATCAGAAGGGTCACCTTCGTCATCCACATCGAGCGGATAGGCATCGACTTCATCATGAATCTGCCGTTCAACTGAGATATTCCGCATTTCGGCGCCACTATTTGCCCCCATGATAGTCAAATCACCGCCTGGGAATTCCTTCAGCATGGTCGTGTTTCCAGAATCCCGGGACCTGGCATCGTGGATCTTCCCCTTCAGGCATGGGTTGACATCAATTGTCGGCCTGATTTTCTTTTTTGAGTGCCTTTCTCCTAGCTTTTCGGTGGGCAAAAGCATCAGCATCGCAGTCGGGTCATGGGCAACGGTAAAACAGAACCATGCGAGGCCGACCGTTGTGAATCCCAACTGTGTCCCCTTCATGACGGTCGTATACTGGACAGGACTGTAAGGGCTTAAATTGTCCATGATTTCACGAAGATATGGGGTTCTTGAGGTGCGATACTTCCCGGGTTCGACGTTTCCTTCCTTCGGGAGATAGAAATTCTCGTCTGCCCATTGTGAAAGGGTGATATCCGGGACCGGCTTCAGGCCCCTTCGCCAGGCGGCGTCGACGATCTCGCAAGCCCTTAAATATTCTTTGTGTTCAGTTAGTTCCGCTGTCTGCAATATCCGGGGTCTCTTTTTCCAATATATTCAATGCCTCGTTCAGTTCCTTTGACAATAGCTGTCTCACAATATGCTGGTCGGTCTCGGCTGCCAGGATCGCGCTGATCCTATTCGGGACTATCTCAACGGCGTTCCGGACTGCCCGTGCTATTTCGAAGTGTCGACGGTCCACATGCGCCTTTCTGATCAATAATCCTTCCCGCTCATCGTTCAAAAGTTTCAATTTCCGGACTTCCTGTTCTTTCTTCTTGTCCTGTTCAGATACCCCTTCGGGACCCTTTTTCTTATTTATCAAGGTTGTATAACCCCTTACGATTCCCCGAGCGACTTCCTGAAGGTCGTATTTTCCGCCGACACTCTCGGGTATCCACTCCCGCTTAACCCAATTACGGACGGTCTGCTGAGTTACCCCAAAAAAAAATGCTGTATATTTCAATGACTTATGTTCGTTGTTCATAAAATAAACACTGAATTATTTGTTCTATACCTAGAGAAATTCTGCGGGCTTGCCTATCCGCAGGGCGTACCCCCGAGGAAGGACCCGTTTTGTTTTGAACAAAATTAATAAATTGTTTCCCGTGAAACATGTTTTCCTTTTTGAATCAATGATTTATATATGTAGTAACTCACTTTCTGCAATATTTGCAGATTATGGGTTACTGCTTACCTCTTCCTTATCTCTCCCTTGAGGTTAATGCCATTCATTTCATATATTTCCCTTCTGTTCAACAGACCATGTGATACCCGCCCCCCTATATGTAAGTCATTGACAATAACCGTATATCTCGCCCATATCTCCTTGATTGCGGTCACCTTTATCCCTACGTTTATGTATTTCGACGTATCAATCTTCTTCAGCTTCTTTGCAAAAGCCTCTTGCAGATACAGTACGTTCAGCCTGTAGACTTCCTTGTCCCGGTATTCTCGAGCAAGATCCGCATAGCTCTTGCCGATCTGCCATCCTCCCTTGAAGACTTTTAGCTTTTCTGCATCAACATTTTCTTTCATCAGTCCTCATCCTTTACGAATTCATCCATTGAATTTTCAAGTGTAATTTCGACTGAAATATCATCATCGTCGTCATTATTTTTAAACGCTTTTTCGTCCCCTTCCCCTGGTTCTATATTGACCCTGAAGACATTCCCCGCCAGTGCGATCAGCCTTGCCACATTCCCCGCATCAACCGCCGGTATCACAAGGGTCACCTCGGAGCCCGCATCGAGACCATTGAATTTGATACCCGCCTGTGTAGGCTTGATGATCGCGGAAAAGCTGATTGTTTCTTTAGCCTTCATTTGCTGAAGTCGCCTTCGCCTTCCTTTCGGCAACGGCTGCGTCAATCATTTCCTGTGTGATTATGCCAGCATCTTTAAGCATTCCGGCGAGTATATCGAACTCAATAACCAGCTTGTTATATTTGGTCACAATGAAGAGTTCCAGGTCCTTCTTCTGGACGAATCCCTGATATACCTCAGTCCTGCTCGGGGGAAATTGAAAGTGCTTATGAACCTTTTCCATGACCTTATCGGCGCGGGAAAAGGTCCTAAAAGATGCCGTCCCTTTTGAAAGTTCGTCCAGTTCCTGTTCTGTGAACTTCTCGAAGTTCTGCGACGTCAATATCTTGATTTCGCCTTCGTTGAGTGCTCTCAAATCTTCCTCGCTTTCGAATACCGATACATCAGGATCGCATCGGCCTCATTGTGGTTTTTCTTGCCCGTGATGCCCTGAGCCAGTTTCTTCCCGACGAACCCTTTCCAGTCCGGGGGGAGCTCTTCAATCGCTATTGTATTGCGCTGTAAAACGCACAGAATTACCCCGACTGCCCTGTTTAATTTCGCCATTGATGCCGCATTGAGAGGCTTGCCTCTCGCAGACGAAGCCTTTCTGTGTGAGAAGTTGTGTGGGATTTCCACAACGGCGCTCATGGGTGCCGACCGGTCAAGGATTTCTCGTAATTCAATCTCAAGATCATAGAGTTTTTCGGCATCGGTCTTGCCCCGGGTTCTGATAACGCCGGATTCAAAGGGTTCGTCTGCATGACCGAAGGCCCAACCCGTTTCGTTAATGCTCGGATCGATAGCGAGGATTGTCATTATTCCGTCATCCTTTCAAAGGGCCCTGGGCCGCCTCGCGGATCTCCCGCCTCTTTTTCTCCCGCTTATAGAACAGAATCTTTTGTGCGTGTTCCCGCATCATCCGGCGGTGAAAGTTCAGCATATCTTCGGTGATATCCTTCGGCTTCATTGTCGCGTGTAACGGTATATTGCTCATTCCTGCAATCCTCTCCCTTCGACCTTCTTAACAAATTCATCAATAAGTTCCTGAAGATCGTCGTATTGATCCACATGTGTATTCGTTTCTTTTCCCCAAAAGGTAACAAGCATTGATTGAAGTTCTCCCTTTGCCCGTTCCCATGCCTGATATCTGAGGGTTCTGATAGTATTGGCGGAATTGATATCGCTCATGGATTTCCCCCCGCGCCGAGTTCGGCTTCATGCTCCCCGTA